CTCATAACCCAAAGGTCGGTGGTTCGAATCCACCCCCCGCTACCAATCAAATCAGGGGCTTAAGCGAATTGCTTAAGCCCCTGATGCTTTGTGGTGTAACTTATTGCTAACCTCTTGTCAGATGCATGATCGGTGCCCGGGGCGTTCGATCCGATCTAATCCTCCTCCCACCTAAGCTGAACCCCCACTCAGACAAGACTTCTTATGTCTTAGATTTCGTGAAGGCCCAAGAAGAGATCCGCGAGGCCCTTAAGACCTATTGATGGAGAAATCTTCACCGCACCACCTCGCTTCTTCTGGTTTTTCGTCTGGGAAAAATTTTGCGCCTTGCGCCATCCTTTTCAGACGTTCATTAATCAGTGGTGGAGGTGGCCATAAGCCGGCTTCGCGGACGGTCTGTCGACAAGTTATGACAGAAGGGCATTCATGGTCTTGATAATTTTCCCAATCCTGTGAACATGTCCGCTATTCGTTCGTCATGTTTTGCCATGGTCTGCCCCCTCCTCTTGTAAGTTCATACCCCGCCCACCCGTCCGTCAGTTCCTCCACTGATCACCGTCAGGTAATCCCGCCTCTCGTCTGTCCTCCAAAGACGGATTCATCGTTTCTTCGTTTTCTTTGTTCCGGGCGTTCCGTCACTCTGCGCTGCGGGGGATAAAACATGCCCTTCCGGTGTGACCCCTCCTCGCCTGACAAATTCCTCCCATGGCCTCTTGTCACCCTTCATCCAGGCCATGACGGCGGATCGGTAATCGGAGGGGGGCAGGACGGCCCTTTCAATTACCTGGACACGCTCCCGGAGATTCTCCATAGCTTCCTCCAACTGGGCGTTACGCTTCTCCAGGGCCTCCAATCTTTCCTTGGTGCCCGTGCTCACGTCTTTCCTTTCATCTGACCCCCGGGGCTCCAGTTCCCCGGGGGCTGGGTTGGGGGGTTGCCCGTTTCACCGGACGGGCGGCGGGATTAAACGGGTATCCGATAGTGCTTGCAGTATTCGTCCAGCGGCTTCCTGTTGTTCCGGTAGGCCCACTCATCCATTGCCTTTTCGTAGGCGATCCGGTTGACCGGCTTCATTCGTCCCTGCCTTGCGGTCGCCGCAGCCTCCAGGCCCTCCACGCGCTTCCGGAGGCGGGCGTTCTCGGCTTTCAGGTCCTGGATCTGCTTCTCCGCGGCCGTCAGTCGCTGTTCAAGGGGTGTCATGGGGCACCCCGCTTTTTTTCTCCCATATCGTCTCGTCCAACTTGCGCATGACCTCCAGCGTTTCCAGCTTCCATGTTTTTGGAAAATTGGTATGCGCAAGCATATTGACGGTACGTCCCCTGTTCCACGCTCTCCATTCTCCAATAGGAAGCTGCTTAATACAGTAATCCCTCAAAATGCGATCTATCGCGTCGAAAAAAGCCCTTTCGATTCCTCCATTGTCCTCGAGATGCCCTCCCTTGGCCATGTCTTTGGCAATGAAAAAGAGGCTTGTCAGTCCGACACCCGGCCACTCTTCTTGAATCAATTTCAGGTAGGCAAGGGCGAATTCTTCGCCTATCAATTCTCTTGCAAGGCGGCCTTTTGCAGAAACAACCTTGTCGGGCGACCATAAACGGGCGCCCCCCTTGCCGACAAAGGGAAGCTCTTCCCATTTGAATTTCTTCTTCTCGCCTGGTTTCTCTTTCGTTTTCACCGCATTATTCTTTTCCATCGTTCTGTCCCTCCACAGACGCAAAAAGGCCATGGACGGCCTACGCTCTTGCGGTCGCCTCGTTACATTCCCGGATCCGCTCTTCAATGTCCATCGCATATGAATCAATGGAATCCCACAGGTCGATTGCCGCTCCGAGGGATAATGCAAGCCTTTCCAGCTCTTCGCCTGCATCGTCTGCTTCAACGTCAAGATTCTCCATCCCACGGCAAACGATTTCCAGAAGGGGCCTCACTTTGTCCAGAAGCGCATCGGCATAATCTTCTTTTGACAGTTCATCTTTGTTACGTGGTTGAATCAATGCCTCATTGAAATTCCTCTTTTTCATTTTTCGTCCCTCCATAGACGCAAAAAGACCTGGAACGCTTAAGGCTTCGTCAAAAGCCTCCCGGCCCTTACGGGTAACGGATTCCAGGTCAGATTGAAGTCTATGCCACAAACAGAAATAGCCATTGACGGATGGCCCTCCGTTGACGAATTCTAAGCGCCTTCAGATTACCGAATCCGGCCAGGTTGTCAATGAGAAAATGCCCCAGGGTCGTTTTCCGCCTCCGGGACGGGTCAACCATCGTCCGGTGGCCTGATCTCCTCACAGAGCCCCTGCCGCGTTGCTGTGGCCTTACTCTTGAGGGCGGGGCTTGTCGGTTGTTACAGGTAAAAGGACCCGGGGGAGAGCAGGGAGCGGGGGTGTCCTGGCGTGCGTGGGAATGAATTGTGGTCGTGACGGTCCGCCCTCAGTTAATGAGGTTGGATCACGAAACAAGGCAAGGGAGCAAAAGACACCGGCAGTACGCCGCCCCGTGCTTTCTATCGCGGCATCTTGAGCCCCGTGATACCGTCCCGGTTGAAACTGTCGTGAATGTCTTTCATCATCCGGGGAGAGACGACCCCGGGCCGCAGGTATTGCTTGTAGATGTTCCTCATGGTGTTTTCGTCCAGCCTGCCCTTGACTTCAATGTTGCCTCGGCAGCGGTCGTATGCGTCCCTGCTCATGGGGTGCAGGTCTTCGTCATAATCGAGGATACAGTCCTGCTCAAAGATGGGGAATTGGCGGATGGGAAAGCGCTTGCAGGGATGGCTGTCCCGCGAGCCGCCGCGTTCGAATTTCTCAATCTGAGTGGTGGTCGTACAGAAATAGAGAGTAATCGGAGTGATGACCGGAGGAGTACATCCGAGGTAAATGAACCAGCGAGCCTTTACTTCTTCGCCATGCCTGGGATGCGGGAACCGATCCCACCGTATGACGGAGCCGACCGTCAACAACGGTCGAGGCCCTGTTGGGTAAGGTACACTTCTTCGGGGAAGCTCAGTCTATCCTCGGGCTTCTCGGTTACATCGTCCGGGAATTCAAGAGCGAAGTCAATCACGTGTCCCGGCGATTTTGCCCAAGTCCTTCTCCAGGCGAGGATCTCTTCATGGCTCGCATCGCTGACAAGGCCCGAAGATATATAGCTCTTGCCGAATATTTCCACGAGCCGATCCATTTGCGCCAGCTCTCTTCTACTGAAAAAGCTGAGGTCCGGCTTTCCTATGGGTTTGACTTGGATGTGACCTTTCTCGTCTTTGTGGAAAGAAAAACAGGCCGATAGGCAGGGGTCATTCCGCTTCTCATAGAGCTCTTTTGGAACCGGACCCATGGGCATGGCAATGTAAGTGAGCCCGAGCACGGGTGTGCCGTATTTTCGGAAGTATCCGAAATCGAGGAGGGCAAGATACTTGTAGAGAAACGTCTGATAGAGGGGATGCCGCGTCATCCTGCGATGCTCTACGGCGAAATAACAGATGGCGTTCTCGATCTTCTCCTTCTGGTATGGAATCACGATTGATACGCCCTTTTGAGAGGTTTAGTAATCAACTCCCTTAGCAGGACGGCTTTAGTATACGCCTGCAGGCCGAAAGTCAACAGGGAAAAGTGGATCAGGACCCGGCGCAAGTTGCATCTTTTACGGGAGGTGCCGAAGGCCGACTCCTGAGGGCTGGTTCCCCTTGTTTTTCTGGTTCGAGGCGGGCGAGGGGACGCAGTTGGCTTTCCGGGATCGGTTCTGATTTTTCCACCATGGTGGAAATGTTCCTTTCCGTTTGCGCTGCCTCAAGCTGATAATAAAGATATGATTGACTCTGCTGAAACTCCTTCACTACACATTCCCGCCAACTCTCATAGCCCAGCGCGTCCCATCCCTTCCGCTCGTACAGTTCCAGAACGAGGGACCGGATGTTCGTCATGTTGGCATTGATCTTCGCTATGCACTCTTTGGCTTCGGCGTAGAGCATGGGGCGGATTGTTGGCTCCATGGCTACTTTTCTTCCTTCGGCAATGGCCCGCCGCAGATCGGGCATTCGGTGAGGCTTTCGCAGGTTTCTTCGGCTACGCAGTCGGGGCAATTGCCGTCCTCTTCTCGCTTTACCTTGGTCCGCTCACAGCCCCGCAAAAACGCCATTCCGTCCGTACCAGGCCCTCGACTCTTCATCGAGCAACAGGTACAACTCCCGGGCCAGTTCCTTGTCAGCATCGGAAGGCCCCTCCGGTCCACTGTCGGGGAAGATCGGCGGGTGCGTCGGGCGGTATTTCGGGGGAATGCGTCTGTAACTTTCCGGAATAGGCCGGACGACAACGTTCATCATGATCATTTCCTCCCATACTTGGCGCGGACCTTTGCCGCTTTTTCCTCGAAGTCGGCTGCCGCTGACTTTTCGGTTTCTCTCGCTGCTTTTTCTCTCAATTTAGCCGGAGGCGGAGACTTTACGGGCGCTCGCTTCTTTGCGGCTTCATACTGAATCAGGGTTTTTGCCGCCTGTACCCTCGCGGCGTCGGGAACCGTCCGGCCCTGAACGACGGCCAGGAGATAATCATGGGCGCTGTCGAAGATCTGCTGCCCGGATCGGTCCTTTTTTGGTCTTCCTGCCCCTGGTCTGTATCCTCCGCGTGGCACTTTTTCTTACCTCGTTTGAATTCGGATTTATTCAAATAATCTGCGCATGGGAGCCTACCCGGTGTCTACAAAGTGAAAAAAGGTAGAGATTTAGCCCCCCCCTACCCCCTTTTCGCCTCCGCGGCTTCGCGCCTCATCCTCTCCCGGATCCGGTCCTGCCACGTCTGCCTCTCTACCTTCGCGGCCAGCTGCAGGGCCCTCCTGACCCTCTCTCGCATGGCCTCCGGAGTGAATCCCAGGTGATCGGCCACAGCCCAGAAGAACTCATTGTCCGGGTCCTCGATCCACTGACGTGCCGTGTCCTGTGAGCCCCATTGGTCCCGAAGGGCTATGAAGGAATTCAGGAAGACAGCAAACCACAGGCGCAATTCCCCGGAGGGAAGGGAAGGGGAGTCATGCTGAATCTCAGCTTCAGGGACGATCAATCTGTGCCTCGAAAGAGAAAGCAGCCCGGGCAGGCTCACGACCGGCGACACCATCGACGGCTTCCCCCGGCCCGGGCGTGCTCAACCCCCGGTGACCGCCGGGGGCCTGTCCGGAGGTGGATAAGGCGATAGGCCTCCGGCGTCCGTTTCCGGGCGTCAATGTGCCCGGGCCTTCAATGCCCTGTTGATCGAAGGGATGATCTTCCGCGCGAATCCATCGTGATCCACCACGTCCCCGTAAATGTGCCAGTGGTGGTGCGTGTCTCCTCCACCCCTCGATTCCCGCCACTCCCGGGCGTCCTCCTTATTCAAGACCGCTTCGCCCTGGTGGGCGTTGATCTTGTAGTTGTCCCGGGGGATGTAGGACAGGCCGTCCCGGGCGCTGACGGCGTAATCCTTCCCGACGATCCCGTTCATGTCCGAAAGCATGTTGAACAGCCAGCCGGTGTTGCCGAAGCCCGTCATTGAAGTTTTCACCTTGGCGGAAAGGACAGCATCCGAGAGGAATCCGGCGTTGACGGCGTTCAATCCCATGCGAACAAAAGCGCCAGATACGGCCCCGGCCGCCTTTCCGGCCATGACGCTACCGGTCTCAGATGCCACGAGGTCATTTGCGATCATGGAAACATAGGCCGCCGTCGCTGCCGTGCCTGCCCCCATGATGGCCTGCTGGGATGTTTGCCCCTGCAGGTGCGCTCCGATTCCATAGCCGATCGCTGTGCCTGCAACCGGGTAGATGTAGGTTCCGATCAATGTGCCCAGGGTAGGAGCGATATCTCGGATGCTGGCGGGAAGCCGTGAGCCCAGGGATTCAAGGGCTTTATTCGTCACGAGCGTGGGATCGAAGATGTTATCGAAAAGCTGCGCCCAATCGCTGTCACTGGCCGCCGCCTTGATGGCATTGACCCACTCCTCAACGCTTGAGGGGGCATAGTCCTGCAACCCGAATTTTGCGATCAGCGGGTCGAAGATCCCCGCGAAGGGCATTTCTCCCCGCAGAGAATCGGAAATGCCCCCTGTAAGGAGCGTGGCCAGGGCGTCGCCAAAACCCCCCAGACTCCAGAATTGCGGGAGTCCCGTCCGGGGGTTGATCGTCCCGGCGCCCCCCAGAGTCTTCAGGAGGCGGGCCTCCGCGGCGTTGATATGGGCAAGCATGGTATCCCCGTGCTGCCCCTGCCCGGCGATCGCTGCGATGTGTTCACGGTCGACAACGTACTCCCCAGGGGAGAACAGCCCGGGGATTCGGTCGTTTGCATAGGAGTTCCCGGCATAGACAGGCGTTCCGCCGACCCATCCTCCATAAGCCATGCCGCCGTTCGCTGCTATCTGCCCCATGTCCGAATAGTCCATTGTTGTGGTTGGTGTCGTGTCGACGTTCTTCACAAGATCGATGCCCATGCCCAGGATTTTAGCCAGGACGCCGACGACCCCCGCTCCCTCGGATGCCCATTGCGTTGTGAAGTATGCAATCACCCGCTTCGCGGCCATCTTCCCGATCATGTCCGTGAAGGATTTCAGGACGGATTCACCGAAGGCCTTTGTGTAATCCTCAAGGCTGGTAAATTTGCCGGTCACGGTGTCATAGAAGATGCTGCTGAAACCACCGGCCATGTTGCTGTAAATCGATTCGGCCGTGGCTTCCATCGTCCTGCCCCAGGTAACCTGGTCGTTCTGGATCTTCAAAAGTCCGGCCTTCCAGCCGCCGACGAACGTGTCCTTGTACTCGTCCGTCATGAGTTGCAGCAGATCGGAATTTGTCTCCGCTGTTTTCTGTCCGGTGAGGGCGAAGTATTCATACTGCTTTTCCCAGACATCGGAGCTTACGGGGTACCTCGTCCCCTGCACGGACCGCTCCCAAGCGATCTGGTCCGCCAGCTGCTTTCTCTCCCAGGTGAGCATGGCGGAGTAGGCCTGCTTTGAGAATTCGGTGACCTGGATTTCCTTTGCCGCTCGCTGGTTCTGGAATTCGTTCCATTTCCGATTGTACTCCGCATCCAGGGCCGTAAGTTTCGCCTGCTTCTCGCTTTCCCGCTGCGTGTGTTCAACAATGGCGTCCGCCTGGGCGTTGTGCCAATCATTCAGGGCGAACATCTTCCTGTTGATGATATCGACGGCATAATTCAGTTCATTGATGCCGTTCGCCTTCTGGACGGCGAGCCACTGGTCCGCCTCGGAAACCCGGGTGTCAAAAAAATCCTTGTTCTGCTTGGTCAGGGACGAAAGAATATCGGACTCGGTTCTCCAGTATTCCTTTTCGCCCTTGGCGGCCTCGCCCTTGTACTTATCGGCAATCTGCTTTTTCTTTGCGGCCACGTATTCGGCGATAGCCGTCTCATCCACGCCGGCCCGGCGGAATCCCTCCACTTCCTTGATCATGAGAGCCGTTGCGCCGGCAACGGTCTTGTTCTTCGCCGCCAGGATCTCGGCGTTTGCCTGGGATGTGAGCTCGAGAATCTTCTTTGTGGCCTTCTCCCGGGTCGATAATTCCGCGGCCACCGCGGATTGGGCAACGTCGGCATTCCTCGTCATCTGGGCGTAAATAGCATCTTTTGATGCCTGCACGTTTGCGTCGATCTGGGCGATCTGCCCCTCCAGGGTGGCCGGCCCCCCGGCTCCGAAGAGGGTGGCGCCGTAGAACCCCACGGACGATGCGGAGGAAAGCGCCGCCCTTCCGCTCGCCACAGCCTTGTCGAAAGCGCCGGCAACCTCCACGGCCAGCATCTTCGTGCCGCCGATAAAGGCCTGGATCGTCGGGGCCGCGCTCTTGATCAGGTTCAAGAGTTCCGTGAAGGTAGGCATGACAGCATCACCCATGGCGGCCTCGGTTTCGAGAAGGGCATTCTTGAACCGGTTGATTTCAGCCTGCCCGCCCTGGGCGGCCTCCATCGCGGCCTTCCCGTAGGTCTTATGCAGCTGATCGGCCAGCCTGGGGAGCACGTCCTCGGACATGAGTTCTCCATTCTCCATGTGCTTCAGGAGCTCTTTCGTGCTCATGCCCATGGCGTCGGCGGTCAGCTTGACGGCCCCGGGGAGTCGTTCACCCAGCTGCCCGGAAAGTTCCTCCGCGCTGATCTTGCCCTTGCTCATCATCTGAGACAGGGCAAGGAAGATCCCGCTTGACTCTTCGGACCGGAGCTTGAGGGCGGCCACAGCCTCCGAGACACCGACAAAAACCTTCTTCGCGCCTTCCCCTTCAAGGGCCGTGTTCTTCGTTGCGGCCATGAACTTGGCATAGGCGAGCGAGGCGTCCCCCAGGACCATGCCCAGGCGCTCGGATTCCTGCCGGACAAACTGAAATTCTCGAGCAGCGATTTCCCCGGAACCTGCCGTTGCCTTGATGGTTGCCGTAATCTGTTCCATCTGCAGGGAGGCGTTGATCACGTCCTGGCCGATCCTGAACGATCCATAAACCGAGGCGGCCGCCGCGGAGACTTCGAGCCAGTTCTTTTTGATCCTCTCCCCCAGGGATACGTGGGCCCCGAATTGCAATGCATTCAGGGAATCCAGTTTCCTGTGCATGGCTTCTTGAGCACGGCGGATCTCGTCGGCGGAAGCCGCCCCGCTCTTTGCGATCGCCTCCCAGGACAAGACGGCGTTTGCCTTCATCCGGGTGTACGTCTCGTCTGTCTTGGCGCCGAGGTTCTTCCAGGCCTTTTCAATTTTGACTGTTCCGTCCTGCGAAGAGGCGAGCATCGCCTGCAGCGACCTGTCATACTTCGTCCGATCAAGGTCGATCTCCGCAAACACCGTTCCGACTTTCGAGCCGGCCATTTTAGACACCTCCGTCAAGAATTCTTTGTGCTTCTGCCTTGGATGCGTTCAGGGCCGGCCGGAGAAAGGGACGAGCTTTCATTTTCGCCGTTCCGTACTCAACCCATCGTGCATAGAAAACCTTTGTGCTGCCGGCATAGACCCGGATGTTGAGGTTCGGGTCCCCCTTGAGACGCACCACACGAATGGAGCTGCGGAGGGCGCCCGCCTCCCGGCCTGACCATTTCCCGGCGCCGGCCCGGACGTTTTTCCCGATGGGCACCTTCTGCCTGGCTTTGTCAGCGATCAGATGGCCGACCTTCTCCAGGCGGTCCATGGCAGCATGCATGATCTGCTCATCAGCAACCTTGGGGTTCCAGAACCCTACTCGTGACATTGCCAGGGATCCTTTCTCAGTGAAGAGCCTTCCTCAAGGCCCGGTCCTCCTCCACCAGGGGCCCCAGGAGGTCCCCGTCGAGGTCCTTCGGAAATTCATATCGAAGCGGATCCGGGAACCTCTTCCCGTACAGCCGGATAAGGATGCCCCGGTTTTGCTGCATGAATTCGTGAAGGTCTTCAGCCGTCGCTTTCATCACGCTGTAGATTTCACTCTGCAGCCCCTCGTGGCGCCGGAGATAGTCCTCTAATTCGATACTGAGTAGATAAAGATTGGCCGCTTCCGGGGTCTGGTCCTGGTAGAAAAGTCGGTCATACACGGCCCGAGACAGATTCGTGCCGTCGTTCCTCATGGCGGGAACAGCCCCTCCGGTCTGTCTCGCCTGTTTGATGCGCCGTCCCTTACCCATCGCTGGCACCTCCGGTTCCGCCCTGAGGGCGGTTGTTTAATTTTGAGGGCGATTCTGAAAAGTTTTTGAGGGCGGTTTTGCACACGGCGAAACCCTGCCGGTGGTGGACCCTCAAAAGCACAGGGATTTAATGCCCCCCTATGCCTGGGCCTTCATTCACTTCGCCGTTGTCAGACCCAGTGACCGTATGTCTCGTATTCGGTAATCCTGTCGGAGGAGGGAAGACCGTCCTTTATGGCCTCGATACGCTTGTGGTCGCATTCGGCGAAGAGCTTCATTTTCTCCAACTCCTCGATGGCCTTCCGGCAATAATCAAGCGCTTCCAGGATCGCCGGTTGATTGGTGCTGATGGCGATCTCCCGCTTGTAGTTGGCAGCGTTTTCGGGGCCAAGATAGCGACTCGTCTTGCTTGTTTCCGTCCTACGCAACCTGTCCATTTCACCCCGAAAGAAATCGATCGCCTCATCAATCGCTGGGTTATAGGTCGTCAACAGGATCCCCGCGGCCCGCTGCATATTTCTTTTGATCTGGGAGCATTCGCCCCTCAGCCTCACCGCTTCCTTGCCGAATCTCTCGATAATCTCTGCCTTCCGTTCCTCCAAGAAGCCGAGCTCAGTGCTGCAGTCCGTGAGGGTTGCTTCCAGTTGCGGCACCACGATGGCCTCTTCCCTGACGGCACGGTCAAAATCTGCCCGTGCAGCGGCTCTTGCCTTCCGGGTCTTTTCCTCTTCTTCCGAGATAATCTGCTGTGTGACCGGATGGTTTTTGAACCACTCGGGCAATTCCTTGAGTCTCGTGTCTCCGAATATCTTCATGCCCCTTTCCTCCTAAAGTCCGTGAATTCTGCGCCAGAGAGAATGATCGAACTCCCGGTGCATCCGATGATGAAGATCCAACTCCTCTTTCTCCAGCCCGCGGAAATAGTCACGCAGGCCAGGCCCGCCCCCGCTCTGCTGTTTCTTCATCCTCTCCAGGGCCACCGCCGTGTCCGGATAGGCCGGATAAAGGACCGGCGAGACATCCAGGATTTCCCGCACCTCCCAGATGGTCCGGATGTCCTTCCCGTTGCTGGTCGACCACTGGTCTCTCTCCACGATGAAGGCGAAGCTCGATTCCCGCACGTCACCGCGGTCAATACTGACCATGAGGTCCCGGGCGCCCTGGGTATCAGGGGGTGTGATCTCGTAATAGAGCCCTGTCGCGTCTTCCCGAAGCATAAGGGTCCCGGCACTCTGCCGGCCAAGGGGAAGGGTGTTTTTGTCGTGATTGAACAGAGCCCGGGCGTCGGATTTGCCAATCGCGTTCTTGAAGGCGCCCGGCCTGATGTATTCAATGAAACCCATATCCTCCGATGGTTTGCCGAAGACAGCGGCATAGCCGACGATCTTCTTCTTTCCGCCGGCGGCAGTCGTCCTGATTTCTCCCTGGCGTCCTCTCGTTTCCTTGTCTCCCATGATCAAGTCCTCCCGTTTCTCGTTTCCCCTCGATCCTTGAGCACGGCCCGCTCCACCTTGGGCCGGTACCGGACCGGAGGTCTCTTCTTTGCTGCATGCCGCCCCATCGCGGCCTTGATCCGTTCTTTGATGCTGGCCATGAGCCCGGCCGGCTCCGTCTCGGTTTCTTTCATCACTCCAGGTCCTTTCTGGTCCGTTACGTCGTTCGGGCCGCGCCTCCGAAGAGAAGAATCAACAGGCACGCTCCGATCTTTCTCCATTACTTTGAGTGATCGAGTGATCCTCCAGACGCTTCAGGGGTTGGGTCCCGATGCTGATGATTTCGGGCTTCACCTCATATCCCGCTATCCTGTTTTCGATCTCACAGATTCCGGGAAGGTGGTCAGGGAAAGTCCCTCCTCTTGTGCTCATGATGCGGTACAAGCTTTCAAATTCCTTCCTCACAAACGGCGCCTCCCGGTCCTGCATTTCGCCAATCTTGACCCATCCACCCATGGCAACAATCGCCGCATGAATCACCGGGTCCGAAAACCTCACACTCTGCCACGTACCGACACGCTGCAGCGTCCGATAAACATCAGCCCAGGCGACCGTTGCCCTGTCCTCGACGGCCCCGGTTATCGCCTGGATGATCTCCGCAGGCTTCGGGAAGCTGGCAAAGGTACGGGCCTGAATTGTAACCATGGCCGCCTCTTTCACCTGCTCGATGCTGTAGCGTTTCAGGATCTGGAAATAGGTCTCTGTTTTCAGCGGAGAAGGCGGACGGCCGTCGTCGTAGACTTCCGCCAACGTGATCATTACCTTTGCGAATTCTTCAAAGTCGCTCTCTGTCATTGCAGTGCCTTCCCCTCTCGTTTCATCTGTAGCCACTCGGCAATTCCCGAATGCTTGTTTTTGGGATCCGGCGATCCCCTGGAATGATACCGGCCGTTAACGACCTTTGTGAAATTTCGAGGACGAACCAGCCACTCCAGGTCAGCCATGAATGGGTTGTCCGTTCTTCCGCAGAGGAAGTCTGATTCCCGTACGAACTCGAAATATTGCCGCCACCAATCCAGGCACTGCCGAGCCCGATCTTCCTTCCAGCGTGTGCGGAGAATGTTTTGCATCTCCGGTGGCCATACTCGGACCTGGGGTGCCTGAGGCAGGGTCCGGTGGTAGATGTCAATGATTGCTTGGTGGGGGCAGTTGCCGTTTGGTGGAACGGAGGGAAGGGGTGAAGGTTCATCATTTACGGACGAGAAAGTGTCGACAGACACTTTCTCTATCTCCATTCCGATTCCCCTTCCATTTCCATTTCCTTGGGATCCCGGGTGCTTCTCGGATGCTTCCCCGGCGCTTCCCTGTTGTTTCTCGGTTTCATCTGTTGATATTTCTTCGGAAAATTTGGGCGGGGCGGGGTACAGGGGTTCGGCCTGGGCCTCCTTACCGCTGATCCGCTGATGTTCTGAGAAGCTCGGGATAACACCATAGGCCTTCCCTTTGGCCTCATAGTGGCAGATGAATCCGGCATCCCGAAGAAGGTTGAGGGTCTCTTTAAAATCGAACGGGAGGAACGGGAGGATATCAAGGTGCAGCTGGCGGGGGCGGTATTCAAAACGCCCTTCCTTGTCGGCTTGTGTCCACAGGCCGGCAAAGACGAGCATCACATATTGCCCAGGGTGTTGCGCCTCCAGGTCCTGAAGGCCCTCATGACGGAAGAACGACGGCTTTACGGTCCGGATCCGTGGCATCAGTTTCCCCCTTTGATTTCATTCAAGGGCAACTCGGGAGCAACCTTTGCCCGGATACTAGGATCGAAGAGGGTGGGCGTAAGGGAAGGGCTGGTCATTGATCAGCTCTCACGCTGTCGATGGTCTGAACCGGATTTTGAAAGAGAAAGGCTTCGATGTCTTCAGGGCGATAGACGACCTTCCGCCCGATCTTGAAGAATTTCGGCCCCCGCTTCTGGCAACGCATGTTTGCAAGACTGCCTTCGCATCCCAAAACGGGATAGCGTTCCAGGGCGTCTTTCGGGGAAAGGGCTCTTGATTCGTTTTTCATTTGCATCCTCCTGGGCTGAAGTTGGGTGCAATGATAACGGATGATACTCCGGGGAAGATATTGTCTTAAGTGGGGGGGTGTTGTGACACAGTCAGAAATATTATCAATAAATAACTATAACTTAAGCGTTTTATACGGGGTGGTATATTGTCCAGGAAACTTCTGTTTCACGATCTGGATAAAATCTTATTTCCCATCGGCCAGGGTAGCATTTATCCCCCATGCCAATTTTTGCCGGATATGCAGAAATAGAACGGCATCCATCTTTTTCTTCGACGTAAATCTCCGGGTTTTTTGTCCGCCAACGGTAATAGCGATCTTTCACAACATCATAGCTATAACCCCATTCGGTTTCTGCAATTTGCTTGAATGCTTTGACCTTACTCATGCCGTTGTTTTTTGTCAGGCGGTCAACTTCAATAACCGTCCAGAGAGACTTTATTGCATTTACGTTCATATTGCTTTTCCGCTGATCTCGCGCGGTGGCAAGAGCTTTGTCTAAGAAGTCATAACGTCCGTCCTGGAATGCCTGGATCAAGACGTGATTCACCCATGGTGCCTTCAGAGCAAAAGTTGATGCCGTTAGAAAATCGGCAATAACCTGGGGATCGCCGTTGGCTTCAAACAAGAGTCGGTACTTCTCGCTTTTATTCTCCCATTCCATGCGTTTTTTGTTGAAGAACGCCTTCTCTCTTTTGACCGCGTCGTCGCTGGTTTTTTTCATCTTTCTACCCATCCTTTCCGAGCTTAATTACGTTCCCGCGTCCGTTGAAAGCTGCTTCAAGACCGTTCACAGCCTCTTTCTTGTGATCCGGGCTCAAGTGGGAATAGCGCTCGGACATTGAAATGCTCTTATGACCCATTAAGCGGGCAATGGTGAGGATAGGTGTTCCCTGGATCGCCAACCAAGATGCGAAGGTATGTCTGAGGGTGTGAAAGACAACCCTCTGCCGTGGATCGTCTACCCCGTCGTTGAAACCGATACGGTCAATGACACGTTCAAAACTATTCGATACCTCCTTGATCTTCCCGCCGGCGGAATCCGTAAAAACATGACTGGTCAGGTTCGCGGGCATCCTACGCTTGAGCATATCGAGGACGGCCTCGGTCATTGGTGCATAGCGGGTTTCCGTGTTCTTCGTGTCCCGCAGGGTAATCAGCCTATTTCGAAAGTCGATGTCCTGCCCCTTGAGATTGAAGATTTCAGAGGCCCTTGCCCCTGTGTGTAGGCTCAGCAAAGCCATATCGTGTAATTTGGGGTCTTCCAAATCTTTCTGTTCTTTCTTGAATCTCGGGTTCCGCTTCAATTCCGTGAGGAGGATCTCTGCTTCTTCGACAGAAAGGAAGCGGTCTCTTGCGTTCTGTATCACGGGCATCTTAACTTTCTTGACCGGGTTCGGCCCCTGGTAAAGGTTCCAATCAGAGGCGCGGTTATACATGGCCCGAAGGAGCCCCAAGCAATGGGATATCGTCTTCGGTGAGACCCCCGCTTTTCCCAATTCAGTCTTCATCCGCTCCAGATCGAAAGGGGAAATTTCGTCAAGGCGCTTGTCATCGAAGCGTTCTTTAAGGTGTCGCTCGTATCGGCTCTTGTCCTCGATCCCGCCACGGTTCTTGTTTTCAGTGGACCACTTGAGATATTTTCCTGCCAGGGTCTTGAAGGTCGGGGCCTTTGCTCTCTGCTTCGGGAGTTCGTCTCCATGGCGCATAGACCGCATACGGTCTGCACGAAGACCTGCCGCAACCTTGACGCCGTATCCTTCGGAAACCCAGCCTACCTTTTCCCAGGTTAGTTTTCCCTCAAGCCTGTATGCAATATAGAAACAGATGTCCGGCTTTCCCTTGTGCGTTTTCGTGTCTGATACAACCTCGTAGACGCCTTTTTCTTTCGTCCTCCTGCGGTTGATCGACATAAAATGCCCCCTGCCATGTAATGATGAGTCGTTGTTCAAAACACCCAAAGGGCAAAAGCATATTTTGGGTGTAACCTATTGCTAACCTGCGGCATCATATTCGATGATTTGTCATTATGCCGCGCCCAAAGGTCAACGGTGTAACTACCCTAATTATAAGATTGAATTATGTCAACTGATTTGTGGTGAGATGGTTAAGAATGTAACATAACGAGCTCATAACCCAAAGGTCGGTGGTTCGAATCCACCCCCCGCT